TAATCTCTGATACCAAAACTTCGTTTAAAAAAGACAGTTTAACATTTGAAATGGACACCAAATTTAAAATCAAGGCAGGAGAGCAAAATTTATTAACTGAATTAGAGAGTTTAATTACAGAAATATCAAACATTGTAGTTGTACAAGGAGTTGGCCCAAATATAGGAAACTTACTTGCAATAAAATCTAATTTGAAAACCTTATTAAAACTTTAAAATGGCATTAGACATAACATCATTAGAAAAAGCAATCTTTAAAGCATTAGATGAAAGTTCAAATATAAAAGTAGACACAGATAGTATTACTGATAATTTGAATAAATCAAAAAATGCGAGAGAACAAACAGCGCAAGAATTGGCAAAAGCAATCAATATATTTGTCAGATCAGGAACCGTAACCACTACAGTAACCACCGCCGGTTCTGCATCAGCGCAAACAGGAACGGGAACAGGAAAGATCTCCTAAAAATCATTATTCAAATATAAAAAAGCACCTCTTACGGTTAAATGTAAGAGGTGCTTTTTTATTTCAAAAATATTAGTTCAGCTTCTTTTTCAAAGTCTCTTCCATTTCATAGAATTTACTTTCGAGATCATGAATTTTTTCATAAATATTGATTGGATCTGGCATTTGTTTAGAAGCGTACATACTTGCGTACCAAACTTCCAGAATATCCTCGGCATAAATAGAATACATTGGATAATTTCCGTCTCTGTTATCTGATTTCAGGATTAATTTTCCGCTTTCTCTAATTCGGTTTAAAACCCTTTTTACCACTACTCCATCATTCTTACTGATAATAACATAAATTCTTCCATCTAATATATCATCAAAATTATCAACATATTTTCCAAAAAGGTAATCGCCGTCATGAATCGTTGTAGACATCGAATTCCCTTTTATTTCAAAACATCTGTAAGTTCCGTTCTTTAACATTGGCATGCTGAATGACGGAAGACTTTCCATATATTCCGGATCTGAATAGCCGTCTAAATAGCCTGCTCTTGCTTTTACACCAACAAAATTAATGTTCTCCTCACCCTCTTCGTTTACGGTTATAATCTTGGGTAAATTTAAACCAACTTCACTATTTGTTTTGTTAGCAAAAATTTCATCACTATTTCCAAAAAAATAGTCCGGGTTTACATTACAATGCGTAATGATACTTTGAAGCAAATCAAAACCAGGTTTTGTCCTTTTTCTTTCTCCGTCAGATTGCAATCTTCCAATAGTAATACTATCAATTGTAGTACTGGTTACTCCTATTAACTTCGCAAATGAGTTATTATTTAACTTCATCTCATCTATAATACGTTTTATCTTAGTATGTATTTCCATCTTGTATTGCATTTGTTTTTATCATGTAATATGTTTTAATAAATATTACATATTCCACTATATGTTGCAAAACTAAAAAATATATAATAAATAATCGCATTCTTTTCTATTTTTTTTACGTAACAGCTGAATTTAAAGACATTTAAAGCCTTTTTCTTACTGTATTACTCTAATAGTCAACAAAAAAAATCAAATCATATTACTGAAATTACTGCATTTTTTAGTGTAATATGTTGCAAATATTAAAACATATGTTGTATATTTGTCAAAAATAATCCACCATATGATTCTAAAAGATTTTTATACCGAAAAAAAGAACGCAATCGAAACGGAGTTCACTTCTAATGCACCAACAGTTCAACTTTATAGTGATGCTATTTTTAAAGCTTCTATTGAAACACCGGTAGTAATGTTTAAATACGATACCGTAGACTGGGAAACATCTTCTGAAAAAAACTACAAAGCAGATGTATCATTTTGCCTGTATATTATATTACCTGTAGAAACTATTTCTTCAACAAGTTATGCAAATGCATTCGATATTGCTCAACGAATAGACCAAGCCATATTGTCTAAAAACAACAGTAATACAGCTATAGATACTAATTCAACATTTAAGATAAGAGAAAAACAATGCACGAACGAACACACTTACTGGAACAAAAATGATTTTTTCATTTGGGAGATCACTTATAAAACGACATTAATAGAAAACATCTTAAAAAAGAAATACATCCTTTTCAATAATGGCTTAAGCAATGAAGAATTAGAAGCATTTGGATATGATTTAACCTCAGGAATAATAGGAATAAACCCTAATCAGGTTGAAGGAACAATTGATTTAGACCACACAAATTAATTTGAACAAAAGAGCTAAAAAATCTAAGCTTTATAAAACTACCCCCTCACTTATTTAAACGCCAAAACATGAGAAGAAGCCAAACACTATTAGACAAAAGAAGAGATTATGTTATTAACTATCTAAATAGAAATCAAGCTAAACAAATGAAAGTTGTAGTTTCAGAACTTTCCGATACTTTATTCTTAACAGAACGCACCATTTATACTATTATAAATGAAGGTCTCTCTACAGCAACAAAAGTTTAAGCACTGAAACTACTGGTTTTGACAATCAAAATAATTGGAAAAAATAACCTTGATCCTTAAATTTGTACCCGCTAGCAAAGCAAATTTATCTCTTGGCCAAGAGTAAAATACAATTAAAAAACCGCTTTTACAAACCATCCAAAAAACACCAATTCTACTTTTTGGATTTGAGATTACGAATACCATTTTACAGCATTAAATAATTAATAATAACAATTTTAGCAACTTGTTACAGCCCTTCTTTTGCTCTTTTTTGAACAAAAAAACAAATTTTAAACAATTAAAACAATTTATATTATGAGTACATTAAACGATGTAGTGATTACCAAACTATCAGGCGGATTAGGAAGAAGAAATCCAGAGCAGGACATGGTTTCAGGATTACTTTTTGATGAACCTTCTACATTTCCAGATGAGTTAAAATTAAAACTAGAATCAAACACAGTAAAACGTTTAGCTTCATTAGAAGATGCTGAAGCCATTGGGATTACAGCAGCATATGATATAGAAGGACAATCTGCTTACTATCAGATTCAGCAATTTTTCAGAATGAATCCTTCCGGTGATCTGTACATCATGAAAACAGATGCAGATTCTTATGAAAAAGTTGCCGCAAAAGCATTAGATATGCAAGAAAAAGCAAACGGAAACATTCGTCAATTGGCAATTATTTATTCTGGGGAAACAGCATTTGAACAAACACAAGAGGCCGTTTTAAAAGCACAACAACAAGCACAATTAGGATATACAAATTTTATGCCTTTTGAAGTCATTCTGGAAGGGAAAGGTTTTTATGCTTATAAAGCCCGCAATTTAGCAGAATTAAATGCAGAAAACGTATCAGTTGTGATTGCAATGGATGTTGAAAAAGCGTTTGAACTAAAGTTATTTCAAAAAGGCTCAATACCGTCAACATCACCACCACCAACATCAGGGGATGCACCTTACACTTTTCATAAACCTTACACTTTAGCTCCTAACGAAAAATTAGTTAAACTAAATCACCCTGATGGCTCCTTAAATGTCTATGGTGTGAGTAATAGTGATACCCTTAAAACAGAAAATGGAGCCATTCTTCAATTCGTTTTCAAAGATTCATACAAAAATACTGCAGCAGTTGGGTTGGCATTGGGTGCCATCTCAAGAGCAAAAGTATCTGAGAACATTGCCTGGATCGAAAAATTCAACCTTACTGGTGAAGGTTTTGCAAAAGCTGGTTTTATTGGAGGACAAGAAATTAAAGATCTTGGAACTTTAAGAGAATTAAATGAAAAAAGATACATTTTCGTAAAAACACACACTGGTTTACCTGGTCTTTATTTTAATGACAGCCACACTTGTACTATAGGTACGTCTGACTTTGCTTATGTAGAAAACAACCGTACTATTAACAAAGCAACACGTTTATTGCGTACTACTTTATTACCAAAATTAGCTTCTCCAGTTTTAGTAGATATTGATGGTAAGTTACCTCAATCGGTTTCAAAAAACTTCGAAGGTTTATGCAGAAGCGCTTTAGAAGGAATGGTTGCCAATCAGGAAGTTTCTGATTTTGATGTGTATGTAGATCCTAAACAAAACATTTTGGCAACGTCAGAATTAAAAGTAAAAGCTGAAATCACGCCAATAGGAACGGCTCGTAAAATTATGGTCGATTTAGGATTTAAAAATCCTTTCGGAATCGATAAAGCATAATTCATTTGAATCTCTTATAATTCAACAAACCATAAAAATTCACCATTACTGTCACCTTAATTCAATTGTTGTAAAAACAAATAAAGAAAAGTAACAGCCCCGAGCGCTATCGGATAATAAAAATAAAAGCTACATATGAATAAATTACCATTAATTAACGGACAACAACACAGCTGGTCATCTATCGAAGTAAGTATTGCAGGTAACATCGTTACTGGAATTACAGCTGTAAACTATAGTGACTCAGTATCTAAAGAAAACCATTACGGAGCTGGCGATATGCCAGTACACAGAGGTAGAGGAAAATATGAAGCAAAAGCTTCAATTACTTTATACAACTACGAAGTAGAAGCAATTTTAGCTGCTTTACCAAAAGGACAAAGATTGCAGGATATTAATCCGTTCAGCATCATTGTGAGCTACCTGGATGATAGTAACGAGGTAATTACACACACAGTCAGAAACTGCGAATTCAACTCAAACAGCAGAGGAATTAGCCAGGGAGACACTAAAATTGCAGTTTCTTTTGACTTAATCTGTTCTCACGTTGAGTGGAACTAATCCAAATAAATTACTACTACTAAAACCATAATACCCCCTTCCCTATTTCTAAAACCGACTAAAAGGAGAAACCCAATATTAAAATGCGTTACGCAAAAAAGGAGTTCAAAAGAAACATGATTTTTGCCTGCAAACTATTCTACTTGCTCTTTATTAGTCCGTTTTAGATGGGGAATCTTCCTCAAGAGGCTGCTTCGAGCTTATTTAACTTCAAAACAATAACTCAGGCAGCCTCTTTTTTAAAATACAGTCATGATCTCCAATGACACTATAAAAAAGCATCTCCGCCCTTTATTATCACAAATATGACTTTAATCATACCACTTGTACAACAGTAGTAACAACAACAGTTGTAAACAATAGAGAAATACCATTAAATCAGACATCAATTACCCAATCATAAAAACAAACAACCTCTTTCAAAATGGAAAAAACAAACTCAAAAACTGTCGATATTCTTGACGGAAATATTACTCAGGCTCAACTCAACCAATGGAAATACAAGCATAAAAAAATAGTTAAACTCACCATTGCTGATGATGACGGAACGACCTTATTTGCCTATTTCAAAAAGCCAGATATCAGCATTCGTTCTGCCGTATTACAAGCCTCAAAAATGGATGAATTTAAAGCACTTGAAGTATTATTCAAAAACTGTTATCTGGGCGGCGATGGCAAAATAGAACAAGAAGACGATTTACGCCTCAATATTACCACAGCATTTTCAGATCATATCCAACCAAAACCTGTTAAAGTAGAAATACTATAGCAACCACCTTTTTTGCCCTATTCATAAAATACTATCCTGATGATTATTAAAAACCATACAATAGAACTAGAAGATACCAGTCCTGCCGAAATGGCTCGATTCAGGCAAATTATGATTGGTATTTGGCGTCAGCAAATAGAAGACGATAAAAATGCTGCTGAATGGGAAAAGCTTCTTAAAGATCATTATGCTACAGCCAAAGAACTTGATGCGAAATATGCAAAAAATTCTAAAAAACCAGACGAAGTCACATTAAAAGGAGACCGCTATATACTAAATAATGAGGATCATTATCAATATACAAATGCAATTGCGTTAAAAGAAGTAGTGGTAACGGCATCAATATCACCGCTAGTATCTATATTACTTTGGATTAAGAAAAATATCGGTAATAAAACGCAAAAATTGCAACTGGATTCTTTTCCTAAAAATGCTCCTCTAAATTTCAACGGAATTATTAAGGGATATAAAATTAGTTGTAATCGTCAATTGCTAGAAGCTATTGTTGATTTAAAAAACATTGAATTCAAAGTATCTTTTCCAGGGAAGACTTTCTTTCTTTTAGACATTTTCGATCTTCAAAAGAACTTAGCTCTTAGATTTGAAACTGATAGTTACGAAGGAATAGAATATTTAGCTCAATTTATTGGCTATGACATTGAAGCCTTTAAAGCAACAATTATCCAACAATATAAAAAGATCATAACTGAGGCAGGAAACGACAAAGACAAATTAGATATTATCTATGAAGATATACCTGATTTTATTTTAGCATCACTTAAAACAGATCAGCAAATGTATGCTGATATCTGGACACTTTTAGATCAGAATGTTTCAGACATCGGAGGACGTGATGAAGACCAAGGTATTTTAAATATTTTGAAAACACTTCAAAAGAAAGATGCCAAAAAACTATTCACAAAACTATACGAGCGTCCATTATGGGTTATGAGACTTTACGAAACATTCTCTGGAGAGCATAGGAGGGCTTTTGTAGCTTTAATAATGGATTTATGCAGATACAACAAAAATAAACCTGAATCAAAGCAACAAATTTACCTTCCTAATGGGTATTGGCCAAGTACTATTCAATTAACTGCCAATTGGAGCCAGAACAAAATTAAGTTTGAAAATACTACTACTATTTTAAACAATTTAGGAAATAATTTAGCCTATCCAACAAGCGGTTTGTTTCCATCTGCTGCTAATGAACGCAAAAAAACATATGAGGGAGCTCCGCTAAACCCAATGGATTTTATTACTGTAAAATCTATTATTGAAATAGATAACGATAAAAAAAGCACTACAGAAGCAGCTTCAAATCAAGTTGCTTTATTCATCAAATACAAAGTAGACGAACTATCTCAAGAAGCATTTTGGGATGTAATTAACGTTGCCACAACATTAACAGGAGGATATGGTGCTATAGAAGTTTTAACGACAAAAGCAACTGGAAAACTATTAAAGACACTTGCAGTTATAGAGCTAACTAAAACACTTGCCGATTTAGTAATGCTGACGGATCGTGCAAAAAAAGCATTGAAAGAAGCAGGCTTAGGCGTTCTGGTTGATAATTGGACAACTATTAGTATCAGCGCTGACTTAAGCTTTTTAAGTTTAAACTTGTTAATCACTCTGGCCAAATACGGTCGAAAAGGTGCTAAAGTGCTTAATGACTTAAATGAAACGGATCATGCCACTCATATAGAAAAACAAACTGAAAAAGCTTTTACCGAAATTGAAAAGCAAACGGGTGTTGATGTTCGCAAAATGAGTGAAAATGAGTTTGAGAAGTTTATTAAAAGTGGAAAACTAGAAGATTCTAAAATCAAAGAAAAAATCACATTAAAAGCTTATGAAAATGAGGGATTAATTTCTCACACAAACAAAGAATTCAATAATAAAAAATATGATATATTTGAGTATTCAAATGAAATTATTTGGAAAGTAGATGATCCAAAATTTGCATGGAATAATAAGGCAAGACTTTGGGGAGGAGAATTAGAATTTGATTTTAATACTTATGGAGTTGGAGGTTTAGGTCAAAAATGGGCAGATGAAGCATTTGAAATTTTTGGAGACAAAATTAAATCAATAAGAGTGGAATGGAAACAATTACCAGAATATCCTGGTGGCGAATCATTGGGCTACAAACAATTTACGGAATCTATGGATATTTATTGGGATGTTAATAAAGCCGTTGAAAGTACAAATTTTTTCAACACCATGAAAAATAAAGGATTTTCAAAAATTAAAAGCGTGAGTGAAGGAGAATCTATTGTAGTAATTTTAATTAAATAATTAATCATGAAATATTTACACATTTTAAATGTAGACGGAAAAAGATATGGGGGGGCAGATCTTGAAGAAGCATTTAATTATTATTCCAATTTAAATATAAATACAGAGCTAAAAAAAAGCATTAAACTTCGTATCTATTCTGAAAATAGTTTTGAAATTAACATAAATGAAATATCGAAAATGCTTCCTGCATTCGAGAATAGAATTGATGAATTATTAAAGCATCCTGATTTCAATCCTTTTAAAGAAGAACTGAGAAAACAATTCCCAGAACAATTTGGAAGTCAGAATTTTAAACATAAAGGAATTACATATTATTTATATCATAAAGGAAGAGAGTATGAAATCGATAGATTGATATACAATATGATCGGATTTAAAAAACTTCTTGAAGAGCACATAAAAGCCAATCAATCTTTAAAATATGTTTATAAAGAATAAAATATGGGAAATCATTTATATGAAAACGGAGATTGGATATTTATTAGTAATTCAACTATTAAAGAAAAAACTAATAGGGATTTCTATCCTGTTGATTTAGAATCTAAAAACAGAAAATGGGGAAGTAATAAAAATTTAGACTTAAAACATCCGATCGTTTTAGATCTGTTAAAAGAAGTAATTCCAGAAAAAACTAGCAAAAAGGGAATAATGGATGTCGAATTATCAATGGAAGAAATTTCAGGAATAAAGATAGTCTTTGAACATGAAATAAATCACTTATTATCTATTAGAAAACTCGCAAAAGATGGATATATTATAATAGTTTTCGACAAAGAGATCAAAGTTGACACAAGGAATCAAGCTCCAACAGATGGTCGCCTAGTAGCTTTTAATGATATTTATTTAATTGCGAAGAATGTCTGGATGAAAACAAACCTATGTTTTTAAGTATTGATTAAATTCGATTACAAAGACATAATTCAGTACAAACCCGTTTTTCCATTCGAGAAAGCGGGTTATTTTTTTGTCCTTTACCCTATCTTTTAGACCATAAAAAGTATAAAAATCACTACTGAAACTACTGATTTACAAGTCCCTATTATTTTTTAAACGCGCTATTTCGGCGTATTTTTACAGTGTTCTTAAAGACAGGTATTCCATCTCAAATAGAAACCAAAAAAACCTTTTTTAAAATTTATTTACCTCTTTATTTTAACAGTAAATAAATTTAAAACACAAATAATCTTATCGAATATTAAAATTCCTAGTTGTCTTCAAACAATCAGAAAGGCTTTATATTTTCAAAATTTGAAATCTTTAATAAATAAATACAAATATGGATCAAACTACAAAAAATCGCATTGATTTACTACATCCCTCTGTTAGAGAAGAAGTTACCAAAATCATCGAAGAATGTGACTTGGCACTAACCGGAAAAGCAAAAGTACGCATTACACAAGGTCTTAGATCATTTCAGGAACAGGAAGATCTTTATGCTTTCGGCAGAACTAAACCTGGAAAAAAAGTAACAAATGCCAAAGGTGGCCAATCTATTCACAATTATGGCTTTGCAGTAGATATCTGTCTTATTATCGATGGCAAAACGGCTTCTTGGGATACAGCGAAAGACTGGGATGGTGACCAAATTTCGGATTGGCAGGAATGTGTCCAAATTTTCAAGAAATACAACTGGAATTGGGGTGGTGATTGGAAAACCTTTAAAGACCTTCCGCATTTTGATAAAAAAGGCTATAGCGACTGGAAAGTGCTCAGTAAACTAAAACGCGACAAAAAAAACTATGTAATCTTATACAAGTAAACGATGAAACAATTAAAACACCTAACGCTTCTAATTGCTCTTTTTTTTGCAATTACCTCCTGTACCTCAACCAAAACTGCCCTATTCGATCACTATTCATATCAAAAAACGACAGAGCTAAAAGTTGAAACTTCTAAACTAATGAATAAAGCTATTACATCTTATAGTACTCATAAAGAAGAAGTTGAAGCTTTAATGTTCCACATCGAAAAATTGACTGAATATGAAAAAAATAAGCCCAACAACGAAATCACTTTTGCGATGTGGAAGCTTCTAACTAATAAAGAAAAAAACCTATTGGCTGGATTCTTCAAACGTTGGGAAACAAAAGGAATTGTATCACCCGCTTTTCTAGAAGAATCTAAAAAACAAGTTCTAGATGCTTTGGATTTACTTATTCAATATGAAATTAAAAAAGACAGAGAATCAAAAGATGCCCTTTTAGATTTAATCAACGGAAACACCTAAAATCATGAATCACAATAAATTAATAGAAGAGCTTAAAAATAAATTAAAAGTTAGTATAGCAAAAAGTTATAAAGACAATAAATCTGAATTAGAAAAAGATCTAAACGCATTTTTAGAAACATCTAAAGAAAAGCTAGAACGCTGGATGATTCTTTTTTCTATTGGAGATTTAACCGAAGAAGAATTAGAATGGCTATTAAAAAGTCAGTTGGATTTAATGACATTGCAAGCACTTCAATCTACTGGAATATCAAAAATAAAACTGAACACTATTAAAAATAATATCATTAAAATGATTTTTAAAGTAATTATCGATATGATTATTCCCCGTGCTTAGCAAGCTTCTTATTAGATCACAAGAAACTGAATCAACACATTTATTACAAGTACTTTAAATCATAAATTAACCTACTGAAACTACTGATTACTACCCTGTAAAATCTTGGTTAAGGACAAAGCATAGCGTATTTTTACAGTGTCAAATAAAATAGCCTCCTTAGGATATAATGCGCAAATTCAAAGGAAAAATTAATTAATAAAACAACAAATAATAACGACATATGAAAGATTTTATCATAGATGAAGACTTATTAATTACAAATGGAGATTTTGCCATTAAAGAGGCAGATCAGCAAAACATAGAGCATCTATTATTAAGTCAAAAAGGAAGTTATAAAGAGTTTCCTATTCTTGGAGTAGGAATTAAAAGATACATTAACAGCCCAGACGCAACCTCCAGGCTAAGACTAGAAAACGAAATAGATAAACAATTATCGTATGACAACTTTTATGTAAAAAAACTAGATGTCAACGATTTACAAAACATTAAAATCGATGGGAACTATTAAACCACAGGAAAACCAAAACATTTTTGACATCTCTTTGCAAGAATACGGAAGTATAGAAAAAGTATTCGACATTTTAGAAGACAATGATCAATTTAACCTTACAGAAGACATTTCTGTTTACAACGATTTAAAAATAGGCCGAGAAGCTTTTAAAAAGGATATTGTTGAGTATTACAATTCCAGAAACTTAAAGCCTGCAACAGCTATCACAGACGAAGAGCAGTATTTACTGGATGATTTCTCCGGAATTGATTATATGATTATTGAAGATGATTTTATCATTTATTAATACATAGCCTCAATTGTCATTAACTAAAACCTTGATTCAAAATATCATGAAAATATGGCAATTACACCTTAAAATTTCTTTTTTTAGAAATTTTTAAAAACTAAGCTACATCTCTGTAGCATTCACAAAAAAAACATAAACAACAATCTATAAGCATATTATACATGTCTTACAGGCTAAACTATATTAAAAAATTAAAATATGGCACGTACAATTGCTGAAATACAGAATGAGATTCTGATTGAAAAAGGGAAACAACCCTCCCTGAATGGCTTAACAGATTCAAAGACTGCGATTTGGAAACTTTGGACTAACATAGTCGCTACTGCGATTTGGGTACACGAAAAAATAGTAGAAAAAAATGCCCTAATATCAAGACCTCACACACTAAACTGGTATCGAGAACAGGCATTAAATTTTCATTACGGAAAGCCTTTAGGCCAAGATTCGAGTAACGGAATGCCTTTGGATCCCGATTCGAGTAACAGAATGGCACTGATATGGAAAGATGGTTCGTATCAATTTGACACCACAGATCTTTCGGAAACGGAAATTGAAAATGCTAAAATCATAAAGCATTGCGCTGTAAGTGAAATCGACCTAGGAACAGTTCTTGAACCAAATAAAAAAATAGAAGAAATTTTTTCTGATTATTTCCATAATAAGGTCGGGGTTGTTTTTATAAAAGTAGCCACTGTAAAAGAGGGCAAAATTTCGAGAATTGATGTACCTAATGAACTTTTTGCCCTTAAAGAATATATCGCCAAGATAAAAGATGCTGGAAATCAAGTTCACATTACATCTGATCAAGGAGATAGACTAAAATTAAGCTTAAATGTTTATATCGACCCATTGAGCATTTTTATTAATCCAAAAGACATTGAATACTATCAGTTAAAAAGTTTAAGCAGGGCTTTAGAAGCAGATGAACAAGCCAAATTAACGAAATACGAAGAAGATTTATTAAAAAAGCCATTAGATCCAAGAAATGGTTCTTTAATCTTAGATGAAAAGACATTTCCAGTACTAGATGCCATCGAAGATCACTTAAAAAATATCGAGTTTAATGGTGCTTTCGTAAAAACATTTTTGGTTGATGCTATTCAGAAAGCACCAGGAATTAAAATTCCAATATTGACTAAAATCGAAACTGCTTGGGCAACGAATCCTAGTGACAAACCAGAAAAGCCTACAGATGTAACCAAAATCGAATATTTTATTCCCAACGCAGGTTATTTTGATATGGATACGCTTCAGGTTGAGGTAAACTACATTCCGTACACATTCTACCGAGATAAACAATAGTCTAAATATATATACAATGAATAAATACACCGTTTTAAAGTGGGAAAAGCTATTATTGTGGCTCATCCCTCCCATTCTTAGGAAAAAAACACATCTTGACTGGCTCAATGTTTTACTGACTCCTCTTCATACCCTTTACGGAGAGATTCTTTATAAAATGCAACATACAGGTCAGGTTATTTATCTAGAAAAAGTACTGAACGACGCCTATAATCCAACTAAAAATTACAATCCTAATTTAAGCACAGAGCAAAAACGATTACAAGAGTTAATTTATATAGACGAATCGGTTAAGCCTACTTTGCAATACGTATATCTCCACAAAGAATATTACGAGCCAGACGGAACGTTACTGATTCCGCAATTAGAAGTATATAAGCATGATGAATATAAAAACAAAAACTATAAACCAGTTTACCTCGCCCATCGTAAAGATTATACTCAAATAAATTATGCCAATTTTAGAGTATTTATTCCAAAAAGTTTGCTAGCAAACGGTACTATAACTGTTCAACCAAGTAAAGACGAATCACAACAAACAGAAGCGATTATAGTAGCAAACATCGATTTTCAAAATTTGCTTAATTTTTATAAACTGGCTGGTAAAAGTTATGAAACCTATTCGTATTCACCAGAAGATAAACTAAAAGAGGAAATATAAAACAACAGACATTTAAATAAATAAAAAATGAAACAAGTAAATTTTAGTCATTCAGGAGGATTTCCACTCGAGCAAGAAACTTTAGAAAGACTTCAAACTGCCTACAGAACGGAGTTATTTGGAGCTTTAAAAAGTCATTTAGGCATCAATCCAGATAATGATTATATAGTAGCTCCTGCAACAAGCAAAAAAGTAGGATGGGCAATTATTCGTCAGGATGGGGAAGGAATTTTATATCCTATTCAAATAGGCACTCCAACTAATTTTTTAAAAACTACCAGAACAGGCACAAATTTAATCTACGGAACAGGAACATCTCAAACTGCTTATTATGATTATGAAGCAAAGTACATCAGTGAGACAGATTACGCAAATCGTCCTGCAACTCCAATCACGGATGCATTAGCAATACGCTATTATGATTTGAAAAATCCTGCTTTTATAGTCATTAAAGATATTAAAACAATTGAAGCGATTATTGATGCAATAGAGGTAAATATTGATAAAATAGAGGCAGATATTAATCTAATTAATCAAACCTATCTCCCACTTGACGGCTCAAAGGCCATGAAAGGCGATTTGAATTTAGACATCTATCAATTATCAAAATTAGACATTAAAGAATCTTCTGTAGCCAATGTGAGAGTCGCTGATTTTAGATTAGGATCAACATCCAGAAGAGGGTTACTAAAGCCATCAGATTCCACAGGAAGAGCATTGGTAGACAGCAGTGACCAAACAACTACAAGTCTTTCTCTAAATTATCAATCCGATTGGGAGAATACTTATGTAGGCGGAAAAGTATTTTTAAATAATATTAATACATCAGATGCTACTGGTTCTTTGCTAGTAGTAGACAATGCTAATCAGGTAACTAAAAGTAATACGCTAATCGATTCATTATTGAATCGTATCACAGCTTTAGAAAACAAACCTGCAACAGCAGTACCCATCGGGATGATTGCTATTTGGGGAAAACCTGCTCCATTTCCTGAAGGCTGGGAAGAACATGTACCTTTGAGAGGAAGAGTTCCTGTTGGGTTAGACATATCGCAATGGGAATTTAACACAATGGGAGAAATTGGAGGATCAAAAACAAAAACACTAGAAATTAGTGAAATGCCGAATCACGGGCACGATTGGAAGTATTCATATGAAAGAGATGATGATAATAGAGGTTCTAGTCATAATGAATTTACCTTTGCTCCTGGGAAAATTCTTGTATCTGATGAATTAAATCCAATTGGTAAGACAGGTGGAGGTCTACCCTTCTCAATCATGAACCCTTATAAAGTAGTTCATTTCATAGAATACACAGGAAATATTACTGAGCCTACTGATTCAATAGCACCGACAACACCAACAAGTTTAAAAGTTACAAATATTGGTACTACATCTGTAACTTTAAGCTGGAACGCATCAACTGATAATGTAGCTGTTACTAATTATCTTGTTTATAGAAATGGTACTTTAATAGACACATTAGGCAATGTTCCTACTTATAATGTTTCTGGATTAACTGCGGGTACTACTTATAATTTTTATGTCATAGCAAAAGATGCAACCGGAAATTTATCAGGTAAAAGTAATGTCGAAAGTGCAACCACAACTGAAATAGTAACATCAACTAAACCTACACTGCCAACAGATATAAGGGCTCGATTTACAGGTGTAAATCGTATACTAATTGATTGGAATATTGAGCCAAATAATGTAGGTAATGTTATTTATCAAATTTTAACAGGAGATTCCCTTTTCGGAAATTATGTACCTAGAGATAAAACTACTGATAATCATTATATTGATACGAATGTAAGCAAGTACAATAACTACTATTATAAATTGCGAATTATAAATGAGGCAGGTGATCCTCTTTCTGATTTTTCTCAGGTTATCGAAGCAAAAGCAGCTCCAGAGATGGAAGATGAATAAAACATTAGATATCTACATATTGATTACGTAAAGTAGACTTATGTTCTTTTTAAGTAAAATCTCTAAAACTTTCCCATTCAAAATAAACAATAACCTACATAGTAGCTTTTGGGGTTTTTATACCCCAAAAGATTACTTACCTCCTCAAACAAACCTATAAACAGAAAAAAACTGACGATGCATAAAATTTCAGAATATTCAAACGAAATAAAATTATTGCTTTATGGAATTTTTATTTACTTAGAAATGGATATAGAAATTGTTAAAGTGTTGTTTTACCTTATGGTGATAGATACTTTTTTAGGTGTTATCAAAACTATAGTATTAAATAACCCATTTAGCTTTAAAAAATTAGCATTGGGATTTGTTTCCAAATTAGCCGTATTGTTGATACCAACAGCTTTGGCATTAATGAGTAAAGGACTTAATTACAATTTTAAATGGTTTGTTACTATAGTAATGGACTTGCTTATTGTTAGTGATGGAATTTCGATAATCAGCAATATTATTGCTATAAAGACAAAAAAAGAAGTAGAAAATTTCGACGCAATGACCTTGATTCTGAAATCAATACGAAATCGTTTAATACAACTATTAAAAAAAATAATGTTCACTATTGATCCAAAATATCACATAGAAAAATAAACTTCATCAATACTAGCTACAATAAATAACCCAGATTAAACCTCAAAATAGAGAAGTTTCACAATTGACAAGCAATATTATTCTCGATTATATTGAAACTTCCAGCCCTAAAATTGGGCTCTTTTCAGTCATTCCTCATATCAAATAAATTACTTAATAAAATATACAAAAAATGGCAACAAACATAAATACAATTTTAAACTGGTTCAAAACGGGTTTTAAACCCACTCAAGCACAATTTTGGGCTACCTGGACTTCGTTTTGGCATAAAGACGAACAGATACCACAAAACAGTATTTCTGGTCTTGAAAACACGTTAAATACTAAAGCTGAAAAAGCACAACTTGATGCGCATTTAAGTGATAAAAATGCACATGCTGATTTGTTTGATAAAAAAGCAAATAGCATACATAATCACATTATAGATGATATTGAAGGTTTGGAAAATGTTCTAAATGACAAAGCCTTGCTCTCACATGAACATGAAATTGCTGATATTAAAGGCCTAGAAGACCAATTGGTCGCTAAACTAACTGCAACGTTAGCAACAGATGCCGAAACACAAATTGATACAAATGTATCTGAAGACAATAAAGTAATAAGCCGATCTAAACTGTTAAGTTGGTGGCAATGGATTAAATCAAAAACACAGACAATTTCAGGAAGTTGGAATTTCACTAATGGTTTAAAAGCAGAAGTAAGTGTAGATTTGAAAGAGCCTACAAGCCAAAAAGGCATTTCAATGGTAAAGGATGGTTTAAAATTCTGGTTCACAGAAGTAATAAATTCGCTGTTAAAAACAAATCCTTCATCAACAGGGATAAGTATGGTTTTAATGCCAGAAATGCAGAATGGAGAGACAAAGACATTAGCCACATTAGACGATCTCAATTCTTCATCTCAGGATTTACAACAAACATTAGATAATGGTAGTGAAGCTTTTGGTGAAATTAAAATGAAAAATGGTACTGATTTCCAAACAACAGTTAATGGTTTGGGAATTAATGTAAATTATCCAAATGGTGGTGACTATATAATTACATCATTATCAATGGGTAACGTAAGAGTTGATGATATAAATGGTCCAAATAGAACAGATTTAGATTCTGATGAATTGAAATTTTATAAAGATTATAATACTGTATCATTAAAAGGGCCTGATGTGAGCACAGGTACGTTTACTCAAACTCTTCAAGATAAAAGTGGAGTTGTCGCACTATTAAGTGATATTACTGGAGGTTCTCAAACATTAAATGAAACTTTAGCTAATGGAAATGAGTCTGATAAAGACATAGTAATCAATAGTGTTGCAAAAATAACTATAGGTGGAAAAGGAATAGATGTGGCAAGCACTTATAATTCTTCATTTTACTCTAATATAAGAGACCAACATATATTAGTTCATAGTCCTATAGGACAAACAAACTTATTACCTGAAGGATTAAGACATTTTAATCAATATGGTTCAGGTAACACAACACTTGTATTTGACCATCCTACAAGTGAAGATTTTACTCAAACATTTCAGGCAAAGGATGGAATTGTTGCATTACTAAGTGATATTACTGGAGGTTCTCAGACTTTAGACGAAACACTACAAAATGGAAACCTCTCTGACAGGAGAATTGTTTTGACTTCTACTTCGCAACAAGGTGTAAAACAAAGTGCAAGTTTAGGATATGAAGATATAAATATAAGAACTAATTTAGGGGCAAGAGAAGAAATAGTAGTAATTAGACCTGACAATATACATTATGGCATCAATGATCGTGATACTGGTACTGTTAGTTCAACATATCTAAAATTTGACATTGATGGTAATTATGGAAACTTTACACAAAATTTTCAAGCTAAATCAGGTACAATAGCCTTATTAAGCGATGTTTTAGCAACTAGAGATGAAATTCCAAAAACTGTAGAAAATTTCACTCCAATTGACTTAACAACTGCAGATTTAAATACAGCATATCCAAATGCTGTATTAGGTTTTAAAGTTAATGCATCGTCAATTATAGGAGGAGGATTTATTTATGAAAAAACGTCTACTGGATGGGTTCAGTATACCGTTACGAAAGTCCTTTAATTTTAAAAATAATTAAACGGACAAATTTTTAAATCGTATCATAAGTACAGCAGATGTTCCAACTTATTTGGCAGAATTACTTTTCTTATAATTGAACAGATTCATTATTACAAAGACAAAGTCACCAAACGTGATAAAACTTCGAGCAATACACCTTATAAGTTTTCATAGGGATTTTTGCACAAAATAACTTAGTCTAAATTGTATTCTCTAATGTTTTACTCACTTAGAGCTCGCTAGATTTTGCCAAAAATAATTGCAATCATTTATAAAACACAGAATAAAGCAAGAAAATAAATAACTTAAATAGTATAAAATAATATGGCAACAAACATAAATACAATTTTAAGCTGGTTCAAAACTGGTTTAAAACCCACTCAAAAGCAATTTTGGGCTACCTGGGCTTCGTTTTGGCATAAAGACGAACAGATACCGCAAAGCAGTATTTCTGGTCTTGAAAACACCTTAAATACTAAAGCTGAAAAAGCACAACTTGATGATCATTTAAGTGATAAAAAAGCTCATGCCGATTTGTTTGACAAAAAAGCAAACACCATACATACTCATAGTATAAATGATATTGAAGGTTTAGAAAATACGCTAAATGAAAAGGCTGAAAAAGCACAACTTGATGATCATTTAAGTGGTAAAAAAGCACATGCCGATTTGTTTGACAAAAAAGTTGATAAAATCGACGGTATGGATTTATCTCAGGAAAACTTCACGACCATTTTAAAAGATAAGTTAGAAAACTTAGAGAATGCCGAATTTGAATCTAAAATTCAAATAATTGAGATCGAAGCTACTGAATTAAAATCTTTAGATGTTGCAGGAGTAAAAAAATGGCTGGATGCCAAAATAGATTTACAGCTAAATATTGGTGCTGATGTATATCTCAAAATTATAGGAATAAACACTTTCACAAAAGAATTTACAAAAGAATTTAACTAAAAATAACATGATGAATAAAGAAAAAATTGAAGCGATTTTACAGAAAAATATAATAGACAAAACAGGTGTATTAAATAGTATAACACCGAATGCAGTAGCAGATACAGTTCAGGAGATAACTGATTTACTTATTGATATAATCGAGATGAAAATAATAATATATCATTCTTTAAATCATGAAAATTTGACTCCGGGCACTTCACTAATTCCAGGAAATTGGTATCGAATAAATAATTATACACAAGAAGATGATTTTTCTAATGTTGGTGGTGTAAATGATTATTACTGTACTTTTAAGGCTACTGGTTCAACTCCAGCTATTTGGACAACTACAGATTTATCTCTAGTTACGACTGAAAGCGAGGTTGTTTTTAACAATACAAATGCTATAATTAGGCTCGATTATGATTTTATAACTGATAAACTCACCTTTCAATCAAACATAGATTTATTTTATCTTAATAAGGTATCCGATCAAAACAGGATGCTGTACAAAAAAGAGATACTATCACCAAAAGAATTATGTTTTTATCCAAAATTAGTGACGAACCTAAATATTTATAAATAGACGTATGGAAAAGATTTTTAGAATAACAAACAGACCGTATGGCAATGACCAGAAGCCCGCAACGGATAGTGAAGTTTTCCAGCTATCTACTGACATTACTATTCCTGCGCCGTTTACAGCTAAAGAAATTAAACAAAAGTATGAAAGCAATAGTAATACAAATTCCTTTACTGATAGTTATAAACATAAACTAGAAATAATCGAAGCGGGTGCAGAAAAAAACAAGAAAGTACCTTTAAATGAGGTTATGGAAAATGGCAATAGAACAGATTATGCCTTGCAAATAACAAACGAGACAAATTTAAACAGAAATGTCAATAGTTTAGGTTTTTATCTTAATCCCTACAGGAATAATGCTGGAATTCAACTCTATAAAGACAGCAAGATATTAGGCTCGATTCAAATGAGTGAGGGTTATATGACGTTTATCTCAGATATGACAAGCATAACATTGAGGCCACAAACCGCAGACACGTCTGGAATTGAAACAGGCTCCAGAATTAGTTGTGACAGAGCAAAAAATAATGATGAAGCTGTTACATTGGGGCAAGTTAAAGAACTTATTACTGACACAAAAAGATACAGAGCATTAGCAACTCAAACAGAGACTAATGCGCCAGTAGCTGATGTTTTGGAAAACACACTAGGAGCAGACTTGATTTATAGCAGAGTAGGAGATTTTGAATACCGAATTTATAACGATAAAGGCATTTTTTTGAAAGACAAAACATTTTTATCCGCTATAGGAGGTACTGCAGGTAATGCAAAATTAATTCGGGAAAATGATTTCTTTTTAAAAATAATCAATGCCGCAGACGGAACATTAGATAATGTTTCAGTAGAAATAAATATATATCCATAATGCGTAATTCAAGTAAAAAAAATTCTACAACAAATTAAAACTTCGCACAATAAATAATATTATTGAGCATAAAACCACAGCATTGAAGACCAATACGTTTTTTTGTTGTGGTTTTTTTATGGTTAAATTTAATTGCCATCAATCAAAAAACGAATAAAAAAATCTAACTACAAATATCTTAATTCAAACTTGCTTTAAACATTCGCAATTCATCCCAAGTAAATTTTTCACCATGTTGTTCTTTCAAACCAGTAAGCGATTCTTCTTGGTAGAACTGAAAAGCTTCAGTTAATGCAGTAATTTTATCTGGAGATAAAACATCTTCAACCTTAATCTTTTTCTCTTGAATCAATTTTACAAAATGAGATTCAATTGTTTGAGTAGTCAGTTTACGAATAGTTGCAATGTCTTGAATAGAATTTTTCTCAAGCCACAATTCATAGGTCTCTTCTATAGTAGATTTTTTAACTGTTTTCTCTTTCGTTGTCTTAGCAGAATAACGCCTAATTGGCTCATCATCATCAATTAAGTCACTATTTTTACTTTTATAATTATCCTGAATTATCGTTATTTTCTTTGACCTGTAATTTTTAATCTCTGGTGAAGTTAATTTCTCTTTGGATATGGTTTCACCAGCAACAACAGTTTCGATCAATAAACGGGCTTTAAATAGCCGTAAAATAGCTTTGGTCTGCAATTCTTCCAACAAATTTAATTCATCATAAAAAGCTTTCATTTTTTTTGCACGCTGAATTTCTTCCATTTTATACAAAAGCTCATCAACCAATTCGTCCATAGGTTTCATGAAATAACCGTAGGCTGCCTCTATCCGTTCAGAAACATGCATTAAATCAACCGTTTCATTATTAAAAATCCTATTTAACTGAACGATGAATTTTTTTGCTGGATCAACAAGTGATTCTATTATTAGAGTTTGCTTCTTAGCCCAAGTGGCATGTTTGGCTTTTTGAGAATTTTCAGATTTATCATTGTAGCTGTATTGATGATTGCGCCATTCTTGAGCAAGATCAGCCCAATCAAAACTGTTAGCCAAATACTTATGAATAAAATTCTTTGTTTCAAAGTGCAGTGAGTTCTTCAATAATTCTTCCGAAGCTTTATTCAAAGCATAATCCATTACATCCTGATCGTTAGAAATACCATTCATACGCAGCGGAGAAAGCAAAATAAGCCCATTTAAAGAACGTAAACGCGATAACGCAACATACGCCTGCCCTGGAAGAAAAACTTGTGATACATCAAGCGCAGCTTTATCAAAAGTCAAACCTTGGCTTTTATGAACCGTAATTGCCCAAGCGAGCTTAATCGGATATTGTACAAAAGTTCCCAGGACCTCCTCCTCTATTTCCTGAGTCATTTCATCAACTTTGTAACGAATATTTTGCCATTCGTATTTTTCAACTTCAATGGTTTTATCTTCTTCTGGAAAATAAACCATGATTTCCTGGCTCGAAAGTGATTTAATTACACCCATTTTACCATTGAAATAATTTTTATCAAAAGACAAATCATTTTTGACAAACATTACCTGAGCTCCTACCTTAAGTTGAAGATTTGGATCAAGTGGATATATTTTCTCAGGGAAATCACCTACAATATCAGGAAAATAATTATTCATTTTTCCTTTTAAATCATTGATTGCCTGATTATTAATTGTGTCAGCTTTGGCATTATGCGTAGTAAGCGTTATATAACCTGGGTTATTTTTTAAGTCAAAATCAGGCTGAACATACTGATTCAAACTCTGAATATCTTGTGGTGTAATCTGGTTGTTTCTTAGATTATTCAATACCGAAATAAACGAATCATCTGTCTGACGGAAGATTTTAGACAACTCTATGTACAGGGGCGGATTTTGTTGAATTACATGCGAATGAAAAAAGAATTTTCCTCGGTAATACGTTCTCAAAGTTCTCCATTCTTCATCACGAATTACTGGAGGCAATTGTAATAAATCGCCAATAAATAAAACCTGAACACCGCCAAATGGATAACTATTTTTACGAACAGTTTGCATCATAAAGTCCATTGCATCAAGTAAATCGGCACGCAGCATACTTACTTCATCTATAACTAAAAGCTCCATATTTCTTATAACAGCACGCTTTACGTTATTCATTTTGAAATGCCTGCGCAAAGTTGCTTTCGTTTCAAACTTAGTAGTTTCAGAAAATTGTGGAGACGAATTATCTGGAATAAATCCAGCAAATGGTAACTGAAACATGGAGTGAATTGTCACACCTCCAGCATTTAATGCTGCAATTCCAGTGGGCGCAACAACAACAGTATTTTTGTGGGTAGTTTCAATAATTTCACGCAATAAAGTAGTTTTTCCAGTTCCAGCTTTTCCTGTAAGAAAAACGGAACGTTGCGTTTGATTAATAAACTGTAATGTGTAAGCTGCGGCTTCGGAAATATTTTGCATTAGGCTTGTATTTTAGAACTAAAAAGAAACGAAATTCATATCAGAAAATCTTTTTACAAAAATAGAAGAACATATTGAGTAAAAAGCCTACTTCTAAATATTTTATAATAAAAAAAGCCTATATCCAGAAAGATATAGGCTATTAAAAATAGTTTGTTTGAATTATTTTTTAACTGCTGCTGAGTCTTTTGCTTTAGCGTCAGTTTTAGTATCTAGTTTTGTACCAGCTTTGTAGTTATCGTTCAAAGCTTTAACAATCTCTTTTGTAATATCAAATTTGTCTTCTGCATATAAAATCGATGCAGCATCTCCTGTACCGTAAATATAAGCGTACCCTTTTTCTTTACCGTAATTCTTGATGAATTTTTTAACTCCTGTAACTAAAGAATCCATTTCTGCACCACTTTCTTGTTGCAATTGTTGAGCTAATGCTTGTTGAGCATATCCCAATTGTTGTTCTCTTTTTTGTAACTCAGCGCCTCTTTGTTGTGCCCATGCTTGACCATTAGCTTGTGCTTGGCTTTGAAAATTAGCAGCATCTTGTTTGAAACGAGTAATCTCCGCTTGAAGCTGTCTACCTTTTTCCTCTGCTTGTGCTTTGTATTTAGCTTCTAAATCTTTTGCTTCAGTGTACTCTTTCATTAAAACTGAAGTATCAACGTAAGCTGTTTTTACTTCCTTAACTTCTGCTGGTTTATTACAAGCAACTACTGAAATCGAAAGTGCGATAATTACTAATGCTTTTTTCATTTTATTAATTTCTATTTTTTTAAAGTATGAATGACAAAAATATAAAAAAATCAATAGCATCGACATAAAGTTTAAAAAATGCTCCATTTTTCTAGCAATCAATTTTTGTTATCAAACTTAGATTATTTATAATTTACTGCTATTAATAATGGATTTACCAGCCTTTATTTAAGCGATTTTCTAAAAAAGGGAATACAAATACATATTTACCATCTAAAAAGCGCTTTAAAACAACTAAAAATGCGTTTTACTTGTTTTTTAAGACATAAATGTGAGATGAATATTCTAAAGTTCGCTTTGCTTTCCAATTTGACTTTAATCCGATAAAAAACGCCGATAGATAATTCATTTTTTCAGTTTTAAGAAAATAGACTCACATAAAACATGTCAAATTTCATTACAATAATTTTTTCTAAATGCTTAGCTATTTTTTAAAGAACAGCTTTTTTTTTAAAATGAATTGACACATCAAAATTGTTTGAAAATGCTCAATTTTTCTAGTATCAATTTTTATTATCAAACTCTATTTATTTATAATTTACTGCTATTAATATTGGATTCACCAGCCTTTATTTAAGCGATTTTCTAAAAAAAGGAATACAAACACACGTTTACCGCCTAAAAATCGCTTTAAAACAACTAAAAATGCGTTTTACTTGTTTTTTAAGACATAAATGTGAGATGAATATTCTAAAGTTCGCTTTGCTTTCCAATTTGACTTTAATCCGATAAAAA